CCTTCATGTGGTATTTTAATAACACAATTACCTATAGTACCACTAATAACATTGTTTTGTTTATCAACTATAACGTCCTTTAGGTTCAATTCGTTCGAAACCTTTTTAGCATCGACAATAGAAATTAATTTATTTTTCCCCTTTTCCTCTTTTACATCAATGGGTATTTGAGGGTCAATTAATATACTAGTTTTAATACCGTTTTTGGTTTCTATATTTAACAAATCTACTTTACCATAAGAATCAAAACGTTGACTTAACACTTTTACATTATTTGGTAATTTCATAGGTACAACTTTTGTATTATTAATGATTGCAATATCATTGTTTTTCATCAGTTTCAAAATAGATTTTGTTTCATTTAGAGAAAATATAGATTTAGAGCTTCCATCCTTTTTCAATAACGATATTATTTCACATATGGGGTGATTTACAGTATCATATCTACTACCCATGTGTTCATACAACATAATAGTTTTGTCCTTATTTTCTGGATAAATATAGAATATTTCTCTCCTTGGTTTAAGAAAGACAACCTTCGACGATTTACCTATACGACTGAATATAACTACATTACAGTTTGTTATCTTAGGAAGTACATTGTAAACAAGTCTAGGATTTAGGTATGTATTTTTATCCAATATGGTTTTCGTTATTTCTTCCACCGAACAATCCCATAATTCTTGTTTACATAGTTCTGGGAATTTACTTACATCCTTTCTTGTTATTTTCTTTTCTAAAATGATAGAAAGACAATCTAATAAACTATCATTACCATTTTCATCGTGTAGAGCTCCCATCCTCACCCATGATTTTTTATCATCTAATAAAATTGAAACAGGTTTTGGTAATAAACCGTATTTATATTTAGATAATAGTTTATCCGTTGTAATAACTGTATCTTTAACAGTTGTAGTAATAGGTTCATTATAATAATAATTACGGTATAAAGAACCTATTTTTTTCTCATGATCATAGAGATAACAACATGGTATTACATTTATATCTTTACTGTTTTTAAGAGTGTTTTTTCTAAGACCTGGATATATGTATTTATCGTTTTGGTCACATGAATACAAACGAGGTTTTATACCAGCTTCTGTTGGTACTTTTGGAAATTTTATAACTTGAAATCCCTTCGATTTAATATTTTCTGCCTCTCTTGTTGTGACAACTCTTGGTTGATTTGGACATTTTGTTGGGTATCCAGAAACAAATAAGTTAGGTTCAATGTCCTTTAACCTCATATTGGCATCAAACAATTCTTCCTCTTCGTCCTTTTCATCCTTTCCACTTTCATCCTTTTCATCCTTTCCACTTTCATCATCTATATTGATACCATAAGCATTATAGAACTTTATTATTTTACTATTATTTTCATTATATATTGAAAACAGTTTCGAAATAATATTTTTCATTTCATCTATCTTGTTTACACTCGGTAGAGATACAATTTTAACACGAGTATAATGAGAACCTATATCGAATTTATTCGCCTCTTTTATGTTAGTAACATTATCGTATTTTTTGACTTTACCTGAAGAAAAATGCATTGTTATCTTTTCCTCATTGTAACCACTGTAAACAAATATAATTTCTTTCTTACTAGCTGTTTTTTCTGTTTCTTTAATCCACACTATTTTATTCCAGAAAGGGTTATTGGTTATTAAATCTAACATGACAGCTTTTTTTGTATTAACACTAGCAATATAGAAAGTACCTCCTATATCTTTTTTTGTTACAGTTTTAGTAATGGAAATTTTCTTCACTATATTGTCTTTAAACAGATTCATAAATTCGTTAGATATTAATTCATGTTTTACAGTTTGTTCGTCCCATGAAAGAATATATTTGTTCTGTTTATTGGAAAGTTTTATATGTATATCTTTTTCCGGAAGATTCATCAATAAACATATACATTCATTATCCCATTTCATCCTGTTGATATTAGGTGATACTACCTGGGACTTTTGTAATACTTTACTGAATTTGTTGTTTAATACCACTAGTGGTATTTTGTCACCGACATGCATTAAATCGAATATTCTTTCTAAATTTACATCCATATCGAATTTAACAGATAACATTGATGTGTATTTTTCAACTTCGAATTCTGAAACAAAAGGAACTTTTTTAATCTTTTCAAACTTCACCACTCTTTCTATTTCATCTTTTTGTTCCTTCATGAACATTTTGATACGGTTCTGTATCTCGGTATTTAATTTATCTCTCGTGTCCCACAATCTTTGAAGTTCAAATTCATTAATGTTGTCAAACTCTGGTATATTTCCCAATTCATCTATAATAACAAGTGAATAAAATGCAAAGTCCTGATCATTCAATTGAGGGTTGAATATTAGATACGGTATTAATACATCTTTCAAAGGGTCATTCCATGAACACGTTGTTTTTATTTTATTCCAGAAGTTTTCAAAACTTATTTGTTTCTCACTACGAATAAGGTCTATCAGGTTTTTCACTACGATATTAGATTTGGTTTCAAGATTCCACTCACCAAAGGGAAAACATAAAAATTCAGGTAGTGTTTTTAGATTATAAGCGATTCTGTTAATAACAGTTTCTTTGTTATCTAAATAAAAAAGAGGAAACTTTTTATTATTAATATTAAGATTAGTCATACTTTATTTCTTACAAACTTGTATTTTTTTCTTTAGTAAAGTTTTTCTATAATGTATTTATAAATATATGGAATACTAGTAATAACTAGTATTATGATTGATAATCTTGTTGAATATCTTCAAGATAATACTATATGTAGTTCTTTAAAATTTACAGGTGTGTTTCCAGTTAAAGGGAAACAAGGTTTAGCAGGTGTACTAAAACAAGATAATGGTGATATGGTTGTGTTTAAAATGTCAAACTATATTGATTATTTAATTCGACACGAAACTTTAATATTGAAAGGTTTACAGAATTGTGCAAAATGGTTACCACATATTCCTATGTATAAAGGAAGACTTGAGAATGTTCCATGTAAAATAAAAAATAGTATACGTGATAAAAATCCATTTCAAAAGGGTACGAACACTATAACAAAAGAATTATACTTAAGTGAATATATACCTAATAAAACAAATTTATATACATTCATACATGACTATATCGAACATACAGATGTTATTTTTTCTTGTGTGAAACAAGTGTTATTATCTTTAATAGTGCTCCAACAAAAAAAACAATTCACCCATTACGATTTACATCCTATGAACATATTAATATATAATAGTCCTAATAAAGTAACTGATTGGTTTATATACAAGTTTTCATCTGAAAAACATTACGCTATACCTGTAAATGGGAGAATATCAAAGATTATAGATTTTGGATATTCTTATAGTTCAGATGTAAAAGGTAATCCTTTATGGTGTAACATGTCACATACACAATACGGATTTACAACATGTAATTTTGATTGGATTACCGATATCAAGATTTTACTCACCACCGTATCTAAAGAATTAATGAATTCACATCGACGTCATGAGGAAAAGGTGAAAAAATTTGATAAACTTGTTTCTAGTTTATTATTTCCCTTACAAATCGATAAAAATAGTGGATGGGATAAAATACCATCACATGTTGATAAAAATGGTGCTTCTGAAAACATATTATCAGAGATTGAGAGTTGGAATATTTCAGGGATGAAAAAAAGTAAGTTATGGGAAAAATGGAATTTCATATGTTTTGATATTATACAATCTCTTATAATTCACCCTTTAGGACATTCAAAATTCTATGAAAAAGATGTACACAAATCTTTATATATGTTTTTCAATGAGTGGAACAAAATAGAAAACCAAATAACATCTACACATCTTCAATTATTTATGTTCAAAGAAATAGTGGATATTACTCGTAATAAAAGATGTCTGTATACAAATGATAATTATAGAAAAAGAGCAGTATCGGAATTCAAAAAAGATGTCACTCAGTGGGTAGATAAACAATTCAAATGGTTTAACGTGAACGGGATAGATTGGGAAAAATTGATGTGTTCTTTATGTATAATATCTAGATTTATAGAAACTAGATTGTACCAAAATATAAAAAAGGTTGAAGTCGTAAAGACTGAAAAGTATAAGGAATTACCGTTTAATGATTTATATGAGTTATATGAAATTATAGAAAGTGAAATCCCATATAATAGTTTTTACGGAGGTGATACAATGGTTGAAATAATAGATGTTGAAAAAGAATGTAAGAGTAGTCATTTAGTAACTATATCAAATGAAATACAGAAAACACCAAATCTTATCAAGAGTAATATGATCATGAAATCAATCAAACCAAAATCCAGTCATTATTACCTTTAATTGATTTTTCAGTTTTATACCGCCATACCATAGTAAATACTTTTTTTATTAACCACCAACTAAATCTTATCACGTGTTTGTTGTAATAAAATGTTTTATAGTACATATACAAATAAAAAAGAACATAATAACTATACATTTTATTAATATATAGATTATTAATAAATGAATACTAATTCCAACGATAGTTTTATGAAAACTTCTATACAACGTAAAATGAATTATGATGTTCCTTTCTTCGCAACTGAATCATCAGTTACTCACACACAAACAGATTTCGATTCTTTCCCTTACACTAGATGGTATAGAGGAGTTGCTGAAAGTTCAGAACCTATTATTATAGACAGAAAGGCTGGTTTTCGCCCACGTACGGATGAATGTTATGAAACTAAAACATGTCCTGAAAACGTCCAATCTGATTTATGTTTTCAATTCCCTTGTTCCACTGTTTTACCATGTCATTATATAAAAGGAAAACCTAAATGTTTACCGTTACGATATGTCTAACAAAATATTGTGTTTAATTTATAACCTATCGTTACGGTTATAAATTATGTTAAGGTTGTTTTTACTTTTTCTGTTTAAGATTGTAAATTTCGAAACCCAAGAATGCTCCAGACAGGACCAAGAATATAACAGAAATAATAATATTATCTCTTACAGCATTTTTTAAATCATGACATTTATCGTCTTTTTTAACATGAGCTTCCATAACAGATGATAAACTCAAAATGACAATCGAAAGTACCAATGTTAATGAAGCTAACACTGTATTACCAGGTGTCTTTTTCTTAATGTTACAACGTGATGATGTTATTAATTCAGAAATAGGCATAAACATAGCAATTAATACAATTATCAGTACATATGTATTCAACTTTCCTACAATAGGTTCACTACAATCCGTAGTTAAATGTTTGTTCACTCTTAAAGAGTTAATAAGAAGTAGTAATCCAACTACAACAATGACTATTTCAGTAATATTATTTTTTACTAAATTCATATTTATTTATATATAAAAAAATTATATATCAAGTTTTTCTTCTATATATTTTCTTGACGTAGACATTATACCCATAAATTTATAAAAATCCTTCTCCATGAATTTTTTATTTATTCCTGACATGATAACCTTACCAGAGTGAAAGACAAGGAATGTATTATAACGAATATTATCCAATTTATGTTTTACCATTCTAGCGTTTAGTGTTGATAGATATTCGTCATACTTAACTATACTTTCATCCCAAATCTTTTCACTTTCATTCCATGTCATTTTATCGATATCAATATCAGTTATACTTCTATTAACTGGTATTTTAATATTTACACCAGTATAACCAAACGATGTTTCTAATAAACAGTGGAACTTTTCAATATTATTGAAAATGTAATCATTCAGTTTTTCTCTATCGACAAGATACCCAACAGAAAAATCAATGTTACGCATACAAGGTATAAACAATATCTTAATTACATCATCTTTTTCCGTTTTTTTATACCATAAATCCCTTCTATCATAAATCATATCCCAGAATATTTTAACACATTCTTTTGCTTGATTAATGCTTTTACACCCAGTCATTTGAAAAGTACCATTTAAACATATTTTAAAGTTGATAGGTTTATCCAACATCATTACAATCGTTATAGAATTGCGAAACCATTTCTTCTTTTTATTTTTACGTGGACGTATTTCTATTCCACGTATTTTATCTTCATACTTAATTGTGATTATAGAACCCTTTTTTACCTTGTTTTCACACTTGTTAGTATTGTCATTTAATAAATCTTCACTACTTTTTCTACCTCTTTTTTTACTTTTGAGTTTGTAAGGTGTTATAGGTAAATAAGTAAATATATCTTTTATATTGAATATAAGATTAGTAGATACCGTAAAGGTTTTTGTAGAAACCTTTATTTCGTTAAAATCAGTTTTACTCATTTTCTCTATTTACCTATTCAAGATAATAAAAACATTTAAAGTAATCATTTTTTTATATAAATACAGATTACTAATATGAGTTCCGAATCTTCACTTACTACTCCCGGAGACAGAGATCTACAGAATAAATGGAAACCAGAAGTGGGAAAACCCCCATTAACTGGAGATGAATTTACCAACGCTGTTAATGAACTTAATGTAGATACATTTATTAAGAAATTTCCCAAGATAGATAGAACATACGCCGACCCCCCTATTCAATTACAAACTTATGGTTTATTTTCATTTGTTCCTGCAAAAGGTGCTACTCCTGATAAAGATGGATTTTTTGGTTTTGCCAAACTAAGAGGTAATTTTTCTACAGAACTTGAAGCTCAACAAAAAGCTGAAGAATTAATTATGAATACAGATTCATACCATGATATTTTCCACTCTTACGTTGGAAGACCTTTCCCAATAACAACTTCTATTAAACATGCTCTTAATACCGATGAAGTTGATATTAGAAAAAAGACAACTAAATGTATTTCAGAATCTATCATAGAAAAGAAGAAAAAAGAACAAAATGATATCGAAGAAATCAAAGAAAAGGAAAAGAAGTTAGTTGAAGACACTAAACAGGAAAACGTCGATCCCTATGAAAATTATATTACATTACGTGTTAAGAAAGCCCAACTTAGTTGGACTTATCTAGAACATATGAAAAAGATTGATGAGCTTAAGAAAATTTTATTGAAAACGAATGATGAGATTGTAGAATTGGATAAGAAGAACCCCAAATTCAATGATGAATATTATGAAAAGTATATGAAAGCAAGAAAAGACGCTGGTATTAAAGATACAAGTGAAGGTGGAAAAGATTCATTTATGAAATTCTTGGTTGAAGATGCCGTATTACCTGGTATTGACTGGAACAAGAAATCATCTTCTGATTAAAATGTTAGTTAAGTATCATTTAAAATAATGATAATATCTTAAAATAAAACATGTCCTGTCTTTTTAATTCACTTTCACATTTTCTACCTATATCCTCTTCACAGATACGTAAAGAAGTGTGTGACTATTTAGCAGAAAACAAACCTATTTTGGATGGTCTTGAAACCTCAAAAATAATAGATACTAATTATATCAACACGATGCGTAGTACTTCCACGTGGGGTGGTGGGGTGGAAATACAAGCCGTGTGTAATTTATATAAAGTTAGAATAATTGTAGAAAGCTTAAGAACAAGCGATCGTAAAAACAAACCAATTGTATTTATTCCAGTAACAGGTAGTGGATTTTATCTAAGATCTTGTTATCTTACTTGGACTGGTAATCATTATGAACCAAGTAAAACACCATTGTTAATACTATAAATATATTATAAAATAATATATTATAAAATAATGACAATAGATAAAAAAGTTTGGTATGAAAATAAAAGATATAAACTATTTTCACCTTTTCGACTTACATACAAATCTTATTTTATTTTACCAGAAAATTATTCATATAAACGAAAATTAAAAGAAGTAGAAAATATCATAAAATTTTCTGAAAAAAATAATAATAGAATTCGAATTGCAGGTGAATTGATAGTATGTCAAGGTATTACTTTTGTTAAACAGATATTGGAAGGTGAAAAAATGAATGTTTTAGAATTGTATAATTCTATATATAACGATAATCGACATATCGTGTATTCAATGGAATGTCATGATATTGAAAACAATGAACGTCATTATAGGAACTGGGGTATGAAATTTAGATTTTCACAATTGTAGAAATTAAACCATAAAACATCTTTAATTTTTATTTTGATAAAAATGATTTTTTCATATACTTTACAAACTACCAAATGTAATATACAACAATGTCTTCTAACGCAACTCGAAAACTACGACTTTCTAAAGCACTCGGAATAAAGATACGAGCAGATAGAAAACAAAAACTAAAAGATCTGACACAAAAGAAAAAACAAGTCTCGAAAGTGAAACCAAAAACAACGCTTGAAAAACTCTACGACAATGATAAAAGTTCAAGTGAAAGTTGTTCTTCAAACCAACTTTATAAAAACACCGCAATCTTTTCAGAAGATAGAAAATTTAGATTTTTATTGAATAGAACATGGGATGAAAATAAACCAATTGTTTGTTTTGTAATGAATAAACCGTCTAAAGCAAATGAAGTTGATAATGATCGTACAATAAACAGAGTAATAAGCTTTGTTAAAAGCTGGGAGTGTGGTGGTTTTTATGTTATTAATATAAATCCAACTTATGATAATAACGATAATGAATTATCACAAAATGTAATTGACGAAAATAAACAATATATAAAATTTGCCGTTGAAAATTCAGAAAAGATTATTTATTGTTATGGTTCAACTATTGGACTACCAGATTATATATCCAATATGGTAAATACTCCATATTGTTTAGAATTATCTGTAAATGGATGTCCGAAACAAATTACAAGATTGAAAAATAACTTGAAACCGGTTGTTATTGGAAAAAAATGAATTTTTCACAGGGTTTTGAAGGGGATAAAAGCAAAATCTAATATGACTACTAACTGTAATATCAGTGGATGTTCTACCGTCGCTCTCCCCTCCAGTAAACATTGGTGGGAAAATGGTTTAACCATTGAAGGTTTCATAACGAAGATACCATACTGTGAAAGACACAGAAAAAGGGTGATATCAGATTATTATTATTATCACTCCAATCCCATTACAACAGTTGATTTTCAACAGATGGAAGATTACAAAGAATACGTAAAACAAGTGAAAAAAATAACAGATGAAATAATTATCCCTGACCTTTCCAATATGGTTTGTCAATACATCTAAACCACATTACATAATATTACATCACAGAGGAGACAACCTCACTAAAAAACACCCAATTTTGAAGGGTTAAACTCCCTTTAATTTGTTATGATGGTAAAAAATCAAAGTGAATTCATTTTGATTTTTTATTTAAAAAAAAATGATTTTTTCATATACTTTTCAAACCTTGATAAGTATACTTATTACTTACTACAAGTAATTCAATATAACAATGTCCGAAACTAAAAATCTCCTCAAAATACAAGAATTTATCGACGACCATAAGGATGATTTAACAGAAGGTGATTATTTATTAATGGTTAATACTCTTATGAAGGCATGGCAAAATACTTCTCACCAACAAACTAATAGAGAAAGAATAGAAAATGAATTAATACAGACAATATACGATATTAATTTCAATTATCAGTGTGAAAAAAGACTTCACACTGAAACAAAAACACTGTATAAGATACAGTGTGGGAAAAACCAAGAACAACAAAAAGAAATAAAAAAGTTGGAAGAATCCAATAGTGTTTATATCACTATATACTTTGTATTGATTATTGCTGTATCATATATAATGTTATAAAAACCCCTTCACATCACATAGGAGACAACCTATCTAAAAACACCCAAAAATAAAAGGTTAAATACCCTTTGTTTTTAATGATTGATGATGAAAAAACAGGGGAAAATATAGTATGATTGAACACTATATATTTTGTATTGATTATATAAAATTGAAAGATTGAATTTTAATATAATCTTTATATTTTTTAACCACCTTTTCAATACCCTTTTCACCTTTATTCTTTGAATCAAATTCTATTAGTCTTAGAAGTTTTGCAAAGTTTCTAATAAAATTCATTCTTTGTTCAGCACCATTATACTGTTTTAAAAATCTATATGCCGTATTATGAACAGTAAAAATACGTTTTCCTCTCTTTCTATTGTATAAAAATATTAATAACATCCACAATGACCAATAAAAACAGAACCCGGTATTATCTATTTCCTGTCTGTATTTTTCCTTTTCAAGCATTTGTATACCTGAATATTCCCGTGTTCCTCTGAGTAAAATATTTTGTGATGGACATACTATATGTGGCCCCCAATATTTAA